TGGTAGGTGGTACAGAAGCTACACGCACTAAGGGTCGTAACTACCGAGAGGTTCCAATTCATCCACGACTGATGCCATTGCTTAAGTCAAGGACAGGAACTGGCCGTGGATATCACGACATCATCTTTGATGAGTTTCCTAACCAATGGAACTTGCATCGCAGATGGAAGCACGTGCTAAGGCTCATGAATAATGAGGACCGCACTGTCACTGAGCAGCACTACTGGAAAACGTTACGTAACTCCTTCATTACGTGGGCATTAGACGATGGTGTTCCTTCTATGAAGGTCAAAGGCTGGGCTGGACACTCTTCGATCACTGTGACCGAGGGTTACTACAGCCAAAACAACAGCCAGGACCATAACCTGATGTCACAACTGTAGTTGCGACTATCGAGACAGAAAAACAGGTTTACCACACCTGTTCAGCTTCAAAAACCCCTCTTCAGATAGACTGAAAACCAAGTGGGGGCGTGGCGGAATCGGTAGACGCACGCGACTTAAAAAGGCGTGTTTCTACTGGTTCACATGCGGACAGATCAAGGACGCATCCGTCACACTCACTGCGGCGCAGTACTATCCACTTGTGAATAGGGGGAAAACACAGATCTAGTGCGTCTAGCACAAATTATTTAGATGCCAACACCAGCCCAAATCGACGAGCAAATAGCGCTCGAAAGGGAACAGATCAGACAAGGCTTAGAACGCCTCAGAGACAACACGGTCAAGCTTCAAGACAAAGAGTATGCAAGTGCTTCTGTCTACGGCTGTAGCTCCATACAAGACCTATTGCCAAAGGTCATCCAACAAATAAAGGACACAGACAACAGGATTCACGAAGGGAAGACAGGAGTTGCATTTGCTGAGATCAACCAATTCTTGGCTGGTATTGAAGGCGAAGCAGCTGCTGCCATTGCTTGCAAAGTGACTTTTGACAAGGTGTTTTCAAGCAAGCCAAAAGCAAACAGGCTTCAAAACGTCACTGATGCCATTGGTAAAGCAATAGAGGATGAATGCACCATCAGGCACTACGAAGACAATTGCCCTGGTCTCCTACACGTCTTAAAGGAAAACTATTGGCACCGCTCGATCGGTACCGAGCAGAAAGTAGTAGTCATCAAAACATTGATGAAGCGTTATGAAGTAAAGCATTGGGAACCTTGGGGCAGAGGCAACCGAATCAAGCTTGGTGGCTGGCTGCTTGATTGCATATGCCAAGCCAGTGGTTGGTTTGACAGGCAACTGGTAAGAGAAGGAAGAAAAACCAACAGCTACATAACCCCCACTCCAGAATTTCTAATATTTAGAGATGATGTGATGGCAACTGCTGAGTTATTCAGTCCACTTACTTGGCCGATGCTCATCGAACCAAATGATTGGACTAACAAAAGGCAGGGTGGATACATCCTTAATGAAGTCATGAAGGGGTATCCAATGGTCCGACGAAGCGATCCCACCCGTATACAGGGGGAAACACCCATCACCTTTTTGAATCATATTCAGAAGGTTGCTTACACACTTAATCCATTCATTGTTGACGTTGCAGAGACGCTACAAGAACGTGGTATAGCAATTGGCAAGTTTATCCCTGTCGTAGAATTACCTCTACCCAATAAGCCGTTAGATATTGCAGAGAACTTTGATTCTCGCAAAGACTATCGACGTAGAGCAGCTGATGTAATGAACATCAATGCTCAACAATTCAAGCGATCATGTCGTACACGTATGACCATGAACGCAGTCAAAGTATTCAAAGATAAAGAGCAATTCTTTATTCCTTGGAGTTTTGATTACCGAGGACGTGCTTACCCAATCCCTGCATTCTTAACACCACAAGATACAGATTTCGGTAAAAGTTTATTGCTCTTCGCAGAGAAAGCAACAATGACTTACGAAGCAGAAGATTGGCTACGCTTTCAAGTAGCAACGACTGCTGGTAAGGATAAAGAAACGATGGAAGATCGTATCAACTGGACTAGTCACAATCACTCGCTAATTACACGTGTTGCAACTGACCCAATTGGAAACCTTTCAGACTGGGAGAAAATCGATGAACCTTGGCAATTCCTTGCCGCTTGTCATGAGTACTATCATACTTGCATTTTGTGTGATAGAAACTACACAAACTTACCTGTTGCCGTTGATGCAACGTGTTCAGGATTGCAAATCCTTGCGGGTCTCGCTAGGGATGCCAGTACAGCAAAACTTGTTAATGTCTTGCCTAGTGAGAAGCCACAAGATGCCTACAAGGTAATTGCAGAACAAGCAAAACCTAATGTTCCAGAGTCTATCCGTCCACACATGGATAGAAAAACTACAAAAAGGACGGTAATGACAGTTCCTTACAACGCAAAACCCTTCTCAAATAGAGGCTACATACGTGAAGCCTTAAAAGAAAAAGGTGTTGAAGTTGAAAAGGATGATCTAACAGCAACAGTTAATGCTGTTCGTGAAGCAATGGATGTCATTGTTCCCGGTCCAATGAAAGTAATGAAATGGATTGAGAAAGAAGTAGGTAATGCTATTGATCGTGGTGAACAAGAGATTCAGTGGTGTACTCCATCAGGATTTATTGTCACACAACGATTGATGAAACCAATTGTAGAAACTATTGAACTACAACTACTAGGTAGATGCAAAGTCAAAGTAGCTACAGAAGAAGGAGACAAGGTAGATAAATCACACCATAAAAATGCAACAGCACCGAACCTTATTCATTCATTAGATGCAAGCCTCCTCCACCTATCTGCAATACGCTTCAACGCTCCGCTGGCCCTCATACACGACTCGGTTTTATGTCGTGCTACTGACATGCATATTCTTTCAGCCATTGTTCGTGAAGTATACATGCACTTATTTGCAGAACAAGATTACTTAACGTCTTGGGCTGCACAAATCGGAGCTGAATCCGAACCACCGATTATTGACACACTTAACCCTGAGTCTGTAATTGAATCCACATATTTTTTCTGTTAATGACACGCAACACAATCGTAACACCAGAGCCTGTAATCCTTGAAGGATATCAAGCTGTAATGACACCATCGAAGTTTGGCTATTCTCTTTCCGCTATTGTAGGACAAGAGATTGTAGATCAATTAGAAGATGACCGTACTGAATCCCTTAAGTGGGCTGAATCAAAACTGAAGAATCCTAAGCGTTCAGTACTTAAGCCTGAACCTTGGGAAGAGCTAGACAATAATGCTGGTCAATATAAAGTAAAGTTCTCTTGGAATGAAGAGACACGACCACCTGTAGTAGATACTGAAGGAACGTTAATCACTGATGCACGTCTTCCTATCTATAGTGGGTCTAAAGTTAAGCTAGCTCTATATCAGAAGCCCTACATCCTTCGTGATGGTGTCACCTATGGCACAAGCTTGAAGCTAAAAGGTATTCAACTAATTTCACTGCAATCTGCAGCTGGTGTTGATGTAGGAGATATGTCTACTGAAGATGTTGCTGAACTGTTCGGCAGTACAGCAGGATTTAAGCTGTCAGATACGAATGTAGTATCAGCTGAACCTAGTTCTGTTGAGGATGACACTGACTTCTAATGGCATTCCGATCAGGACTTGAAGAACGAGTAGCTGATCTTATGTGTGAGTTGGGTGTCAAGTATGAATATGAATCTACTAAGATTCCATACGTCATCCAACATATTTATACGCCTGACTTTCTGTTACCAAATGGTGTATTCCTAGAATGTAAAGGATACTGGGATAGTGAAGACAGACGTAAGATTAGAAACGTAAAAGAACAGCATCCAGAATTAGATTTACGTATGGTATTTCAATCACCATACAACAAGATAAGTAAGAAGTCTAAAACAACCTATGCCGCATATTGCGACAAGTTAGGTATCCCTTGGACATCATTTCATAACATCCCAATCAAATGGTTCATGTAGAGAATGAGTTCGTAGAACATATTCCATGCACAGAGTGTGGCTCATCAGATGCAAATAGTTTGTACTCAGATGGTCACACCTTTTGTTTTAAATGTCATGCCCGCACGCATGGCGGTAACACCACCACTCACAATCATCAAGTGTCAAATGTACAACTTCAAGGATCAGCCAGACGGCTGCAATCAAGAGGAATTTCTGAACG